CCTTTGGTGAAGTGCGTCAGCCGAGCGGGTCGGCTGTCGTGTAGTGGAGGACGACCGGGATGACGGCTGCCTTCAGACTGGCGGCGCCCTCCACGGCCAGATCGACCGGGCGCGGCGCTTCCGCCTCGACCCAGTCGCAGAGACCGCCCAGCGTGCGGTCGGCGGCAAGCGCCGCACCAATACCAGCGCAGAGCGTGTCGAAGGCGGCGTCGCGCCCCGTGCCCTGCACGACCGCTTCGATCTCGGCCCGGTGCCGGTAGTGGTAGCGCAGCGGCGACAGCGTCACCTCCGGCTCGCCCGGATCGCCGTCGCGCAGGATCAGCAGCCCGCCCGACGGCACGCGCTCGGGCAACACCTCACCGCGCAAGGCGGTGGCGGGCAGCGTCCCGAGCAGCGCGTGCAGCGCGGTCAGGACGGTTTCGCGGGTGGTCGGCATCGCTTACCACGACTCCGGATCAAGCCGTTCGACGGCGGCCAGGATCACCCCGAGCACACTGGCCGGCCTCGATACGGTTTCGTCCGCGGGGTCCGGCACGCTGCCCAGCGACCGCCGCAGATCGCCCGGACGCGCGCCGAATTGCAGCGCGACCGAGATCACCACGCAGGCGTCCTCCACCAGCCGTTGCATGTCCGAGCCCCCGCGCAGTCCGGAGGCGAACACCTCGCGGACCCGGCCGTCCAGCGCGTAGCCCGCGGTGATCGCAAACACATGGCCGTTCCAGTCGAGGTTGACGGTAACCGAGGGACGGCGGTCCGGCAGTCGATCGCGGGGCACAGATCAATCCTTCCAGTTCGCGACGATCAATCCCGGCACGCCGTCGATGGCCCGCTCCGCATCCCGCGCAAGGTCCAGCCGCTTGCGCAGCTTCACCTGCGGCACAAGAAGGAAGACCGGCACCGTCGTCAGACCGCGGCCGGTCTTCGAGCGCGACGCCACTGCCAGACCTCGGCTGTTGAGCCGCCCCTCCGCCACCAGCAGGCTCGGCCCCGAACGGCGGTAGACGAACCGCAGCCGCAGGCCGGTGCGGCGCTCCCATTCGCCGGGGGTGATGCGACCGCCGCGCGTGGACTTGCCTGCAGCCGGGGTCGGAATCGCCAGCCAGAACCCGTTCTGCGACCGGATCAGCGGCCCGGTGTCGTGCGCGCTGACGATCACCGGGGCGTTCGACCAGACCAGCGCCGCCGCGTTCAGACTCTCGCCCGACCTCGGGAACGTCTGGCTGCGGATCGAGTTGGCCAACCGCTGACCCAGACCCGCGCCGGTGATCTGGCCGCGCCAGGCGGATTTCAGCTTCGCGCCAGCCTCGCGCATGGCGGCGGTGACGGCCTTTTCGCCGGCAGCGATTTCGGCCTGCATGAGGGCGGCGAGGTCGGGGCTGATCTCGAGCTTCAACTTCATTGGGTCACGCCGGGCGCAAGTCCAGCGTCCAGATCAGCCGTTCCCGGTCGCGCAGCGGTTCCCCCTGGATCACGTGGTTTTCGGCACCGATGACGATCACGTCGCCCGGGCGCGGGTCAGGCAGGTCGGCCACGCGGACGTCCACCACCGTCGTGTCGTTGACGATCCGCGCCGCCCCGAAGTCGGTGACGCGGTCGGGCGCACGGCGGATGACGCGAATATCGCGCTCCTCGGAGGTTGTGGCCGAAATCCATCGTGCCGGGACCGCCATGGACGCATGGCCGAAGAGCCGGTCCATGGCGGCGGCGAAGACGGACATGAATGGCGCCCGTCAGTTCGAGGTGTGCAGGCGGATCGCCAGCCGGGGCCGCTTGTTCACCGGCAGGATCGAGGCCTCGGTCATCACGTCGATCCACCGGCCCTTCTCGTCCAGATGTTGGCGCGCATAAACCGGCAGGCCGATGGTGTTGGCGGTCTCCATGAGGTTCGCCGGGCCGCCGTAGGTCACGAAGGTGTCGATCGTCCCGAGCGGGAACGCGACGCCCTCGTTCGCGGGAATCAGCCGTTCGGTGGCCCCGGTCGAAAGGGTGACGGTGCCCGAATATTCCTCGAACACGATCCCGCCGAAGGGGAAGTTGCGGCGGACATCCTCGCGCAAGGGCTGAGCGCCAGTGGCGGCGTAGAACTTGTAGGCTTCCTCGACCTTCGGATGCGCGATCAGCTTGTCAAAGAACTCGCGGCTGACCAGCGCATGGACCGAGGTCATCGTCTCGCCCAGCAGGTTGTCCTCGATAGCGCGAATCACCTCGCGGACCTTGCCCTGCACGTTCGTGCCGGGCGTGCCGAGCACGAAATCGACGGAGATTTGCGAGAGTCCGAACTCCGTGAAGTAGTTGTAGAGCGCGGTCCCCGCCCCGTCCTTCACGATGCCGCGCAGCGCGTTCATCTCCATGTACTCGCGGGTCTGCGCATGCTTGCGCCGCATCAGCTGGAGCTTGCGGTTCATCACCTCGACCAGCGGATCGGCCTCATCGGACGCGCCCAGCGCCGGTTTGCCCTGGATGTCCGATGGCAGGATCACGTCATCATGCGGAATCCACGGCAGGACGAAGGACCGCATCGACCGGCCCTCCCGATTGCCGACCGTGGCGGGGCCGCCCAGAGGGACGGAGGGCAGCAGGTTCAGCACGCCCTCGTACTGTTCGATGATGACCGTGCGCTGGCTGATCCCCTCGAAACGGAAGAGGCCGATCTGCGCAAGGCGGGTGTAGAGGTTGGGCAGGATGTTGATGGCCTGCGTCATCTCCGCCAGCGAATAGCCGCCGGCGTCGAAGGGGTTGCGGACGATGGTCATGGCAGGTCTCCGGGGGGATGAGGGGGATCAGGCAGCGTCGCGGGCGACGATGCCGACGGCGGCAAGCTGGCCCCACTTGGCCTCGCGCTTGGCCGCGTCGTTGACGCTCGCGTGATAGGTCAGCGCGCCGCGCGACACGATCGCGGGGCCGCGCGTCACAACGATCCCGGTTTTGTCACCGGCGGTCGCATCGACGGCCTCGATCAGAACCGCGACCGCAGTCTGCGATCCGTCCGATCCGGTCGCCGGGCTGAGGGTGTATTTCCCGTTCGCCGTGATCCGCCCGAGGACGGCACCGACGGGGTACGCAGTGCCCCCGAGCAGCGTCACCACCTCGCGGTTGTAGTTCGGGTCGAATTCACGCTTGAGGACGTCGCCCATGCTGGGCGGTTCGGTCAAGACAGGCATGGTTCAGTCTCCTGGATGTTCGGGGATTGGGGTGCGCCGGGATCAGCGCGAAGCGGCGGCTGCCTTCTTGGCGGCCGCCACGATGGGGCTTTCCTTGGGCCCAGGAGCCGGGGCCATGGCGATGATGCCCGCGGCATCACTGCGCGCGGCGAGATCGGCCAGCACCCTCGCCCGCAGGACGTCGGGCGTCACGCCCTTGGCAACCGCGTCCGCGGCATCGATCTGGATGCCGAGGCGTGCGGCCAGCGCGCAGACCTGCGCGACCTCGGCCGCCTCGGCGCGGATCGCTTCGACAGAAACCGTTGCTTCCGGCTCCGGCGGCGCAATTCCCGCAGTCGCGGGCGGTTCCGGCAGAGTGCTGGCATCAGGCACGGGCACAGGCTGCGCATGGTCTTCGGAAGCGGTGGTCATCATCAGGCCCTTTCCCTTAGGGTTGGATTTGGGGGTGGATGTGCTGCGGGACGCGGCGGCGAACGCGCGGAAGGCGGTGACGGGATCGGCCACCTCGTCGGCAAGGCCGACCATGACCGCCACCTCGCCGCGGTAGACGTCCGCCTCGGTGTCCAGGGCGCTCTGGGCATCGAGGACGCGGCCACGACCCTTGGAGACGGTCTCGGCAAAGAGCCGGCGCAGATCTTCCAGTTCGCCCGCGATCCGGTCGCGGACGGCCTCGGGCAGGGGCTGGTATGGGTTGGCGTCGATCTTGCGCGCGCCCGCATGGATCAGCGTGACGGTGATGCCGTCCTGGTCCAGCGACCTGCTCATGTCGGTGTGCATGACAACGACGCCAATGCTGCCGACCGTGCCGGTGCGGGACAGGACGATCCGATCAGCCTGCGATGCGAGCGCGTAGGCGGCCGAAAGCGCGTGATCGGCGACAAAGGCCTGCACGGGCTTGACCTGCCGTGCCGCGCGGATGCGATCCGCAAGATCGAATACGCCGTTCACCTCGCCGCCGAAGCTGTCGATGTCGAGCGCAATGCCGCGGATCGCAGGGTCGGCCAGAGCCGCCTGCAGCTGAGCGGCGATCCCCTCGTAGGAGGTCAGACCGGAGGATTGCCCGATCCACGCCCCGCGATGCACCAGCGTGCCCGCGATCCCGATCACCGCGATCCCATCCACCACCACGAAGGGCTGATTTCCGTTCCGCGCCTGCTGGATGGCCAGGTCATCACCGAACAACGATGACATGACGGGCAGACTGGCAGCGGCCTGCTCCGAGGGGTCCACGGTCAACCCGTTGACGCTGATCTCTCGCCCCACAATCCGGGGTCCGAGCCCGGCGAGGAAGGCCAGCGCCTTGGCGGGATCGACCATCAGCGGCGTGTTGAAGACGCGCTGCGCGATCTGGGTGTAGTGCATCAGTCGTCCTCCACCGAGGGCGCCGCGTCATCGCCGCTCGCGCCGCTGCCCGCCGCACGCGCGGGCGATCCCGGCCGCCGGAAGTCGAGGCCCAGCGCGGCCTCACGCCTGCGTTCGGCAACGATTTCCCGATCCACCTGCTCGGCGTCGTAGCCGCGCTCTGAGATGGCCTGCGTGCGTGATTTCAGACCCGCCTCGATCTGCATGATCTCGGCCGCAATATCCTTCGCCGGATCGATCCAGTCCCACTTGGTGGGCAGCCAGTCGCAGGCGAGGTATTGCCGGCGCTCCGATGCATAATCAGGCAGATCGATGGCGCCCGCCAGCACCGCCGTGTCCATCCACCGCGTCCAGACGGCGCGGCAGAGCTGGTAGACCATCACCGAATGCTGGAAGGCCGAGATGCGGCGGCGAAAATCCAGGAGTGCTGTCCGCGTGTTCGAGTAGTTGCCCCTGGACGTGTCGCCGGTCAGATAGCCGTAAGGCACGCCCAGCGCCGCGCCGATCTGCAGGAGCGTCCGGTACTGGAAAGGTTCGTAGGTGCTGCCCGAGTCCGGCGTGGCCGGCGTGGTGACATCCTCGCCGGGATCGAGCCGCACCACCTGACCCGGCTCCACTTCCAACTCTTCATCGGTCGGCGTGAGAGGCGTTTCCGGCGCGGGCGAGGTGATGAACAGCGCGAACATCGCCGCGGTCTTCTTCCGCTCGAGTTCCGCATCGTCGTAGAGGTCGAGCGTGAAGAGCTTCACCATCGCCGGGGCGAAGCGCGACACCCCGCGCAGCTGCCCGGCCTCGACCGGGTCGCGGATATGGATCACCTCCGAAGCGGGCACGCGCACCGTCTCGCCCGCCAGCCCCGGCTCGGTCGTATCGCCCGGATGGCGGCGCAGGAAGTGATAGGCCACCCGCCGCCCGATCCCGTCGAACTCGATGCCCTGCCGGATCGACCCGACACCCGGAAGAGCGCGGGTCATGTCCATCGGCAGCATCTCCGAAGGCAGCATCTGCAGCTGCATCGGAACGATCAGCCCGTCCTCCGGCCGCCGCGTGCGGATGCGCAGGAAAACCTCGCCCGCCAGAAACAGTTCGCGCGCCACCCGCCGCTGGATGCCGTAGAAGTCGGTCAGCTCCTCGGCGTCCGCCTCGTCGGTCCAGGCGAGCCAGAGCTTCTGCACCGCCTCTTTCGTTGTGGGATCAGCGATCCGCGACGAAGGCTTGATCCCGTCGCCGACGACGTGGTTGGCGAAGGCATCAACAGCACTCGCGGCATAGCCGTTGTTGCGCACCAGCCAACGCGCCCGGGCGGTGATCGTATCGCCCGAGGCGGCGATCAGCGTGTTCACATGCGCCCGCGTCGGGCGGAAGTTGCGCAGACGGCGATGCGACTGCGCCGCCTCGAACCCGCCAAGGAGCGACCCGAGCCGCTGACGGAACGCGTCAAGGACCATGCTCACAGACCCTTGCTGGCGACCGTGCCCCAGCGACGACGCGGCGGCGTTGCGGAGGCGGCGGCGATTCGAGCCTCCAGGTCACGGATCGCCGCCGCCAGTTCGGCATCCGAGCCATAGGTCACGGTCTTGCCGTCGTAGCTCACGCTGCGCAGCCCGGCGAACCGGGCTTCCTGCAGCGCCGTGAGCAGGGCCTGCATGCGAGCCAGATCCATCAGTCCCTCATGAACCTCGGGGTGTAGACCCGCCGCTTCCTGGGCGACGTGGTCAGGACTCCAGCCCTGGGCTGAGCCGGGTCGGGTGATACGGCATCAGCCGGGATAGCTGCCGGCTTGCGCGTCTCCACGCCCGCCTGCGCCTCGAGCCGCCGCCACGCGGCTTCGTCCCACCGGTCCGCGCCCTCGATCCACGCCGCGGCGCGGGCATAGACCCGGCAATCGAGCGCCTCGTTCCGCTCGCGCAGCTTCTGCCATTCCAGCCGCGCAAAGCCGCGGCGCGTCTTCACCGTCACCAGCTGCTCTGCCGTGAGCTGCTTGAGCCATTCCCCGTCCGCCCAGGCAGGCAGATGCACCGTTCCCGCCGGGAAAGACGTACCGGCCGCGATCTCCTCGGCCGTGGGGCGATCCAGCCGCAGAAAACGGTAGGTCTCGGCCTTGAAGGTCGAGGTAGCCACGGCCCAGAGCCGCGCGCCGCGCCGCAGGCGTTTCCCGCCGATGGTGGCATCCACATAGGTCGGGCCGGACACCGGCACTGCCCGGTTGAAGCCCTCGATCCCCTTCAGCGGGGCCACCTGCCCGAACCCGACCCGGCGCGACCAGGCATAGACCGCCGGGGCCTCATAGCCAGTGTCAATCCCGAGCCGCGCGATGGTCATGTGAACGCCGCCGGCATGCTGCCAAGTGCGCCCCAGCACCTCGGTCAGCTTGTCCCACGCGGCCGGATCATCCGGCCCGCCCGGAATAACGATGTGATCGACCAGCCACGACTCGAGGCCCCGGCCCCAGGCCCAGACATCGACCTCGATCCGGTCCTTCTGCACGTCCGCCCCGGCGGTCAGAAACAGCCCGCCCGCAGGCACAGTGCCAGGCTTCCACTCCTCCCGCCGATCCGCCAGCCGCT